AGCTCGCCCCTACCCGAGGCGTAACACTCCTCGATCAGGCTCATGCTTTGGGCCACTCCTTATTGATTGCGCGGTCGACAATTTCCATGCCAAACCAGAGCTCAGGTAACTGCTCCCAGCCTTCGGGAATTAAAGGTTTCCTCCGCAGCATCAGACGGAACGTGTACCGCCAGAACGACAACTGAACAAGCTTCGGACCTTCGTAGATCTGAGCGAACTGGACTTCGTACATCTGCACAGCATCGTCGATCTTCAGCGGGCAGTTAAACCACTCGGTGCCCTCTTTCAAGATTCTGCTGTACCAAGCCTCGAAGAAAGCTTTCTGCTTCCCGTTGAAAATCAGGGTAGCGTCGACGTACAGCGGCACATAGCTGTGCTTAATGCGGGTTCTCACACGGCCGGTAACCATTGGCGTGCGTGAAACAGGGTCCTGGGTATCAAGCCCATAACCGTCCTGCAGCGGCGTAGGCAGCTGCTTGGGATAATCAATCACGGCCATTCCTAAACCCCTGTATTCTGTTCCCTGTTATTAGGTAAATGGGCTGAGGCCGAGAGCTTCCTCAATCCTGGCAAACCGTCGCTGAATGGCTTGTTCTTTTTCGTCAGTCGATTCAGGAATGTCCTGATCCGCAGCGTCTTCAGAAACTTGATCGGACCGATTCTCTTCTGCGCTCATAAATCCTCCTCAACTCGCACTCCGCTTAAGGCCATAGGCCGCTTCAAGCGCTTGAGCGCGCTCTCCACCGCCCCAGATATCGGCCACGAAAACTGATGTCTCCTCTTGCCCATTGGCGTTTGTTCGTTTTTCGACCGTTCCCGCCTTGCTCCGATCGCCAATGATGTTGACGACGGTTCCGCCACCGCTCTGCTTGGAGCGGACGTCATCCAAAGTGCGATCCAGCTTCGCGCTGGTTTCAGCAGTGGTGACGCGCTCCCCTTTCTGCAGGAACCAAGTACCGTCTTGAGGGATGGAATCGATACCGTCATGAGCCATGCCTGCTAGCGCTGAAGCCGCAACACCTGCAACCATCGGCGCAGTGATCCCGGCAGCAGTCGCTGCCGCGGCCGGAGCCAACAAAGGGCCCACAATAGGAATTGCCGCCGTACTGGCGAACGCAGCCAGCTGGGCTTGGAACGAAGTAGCCTGCGCATTGGCGATCAGTGTGGTTGCAGCACTAGCCTGCGTGGCCCTGCCGGCTACCAGCTGAACCGCCTGGTACACCAGCCACTGCGCGGCCATCTGGGCAAGGGCGTTGATGATGCTTTTGGCCATGGTCGAGGCTACGTTCACGAAAGCGTCACCGAGGCTTTCGGATTCAAGGATCATCGACGCTATGCCGTCACCTACCGAACTCGTGAGCGCATCCAACGTGCTGGTCGTGAAGTCGGCTGCCTGCTGCTGGTAGTCGATTGCGGTATCGCGGTAGTTCTCCCAGGCCGAGGAAACCCCATCCAGCCAGTTGCTCTGCGCCTCGTCCTGCTGGGCGTAGTAATCCTGCTGGATTTCCATACGAGTGGCCAAGGCTTCGCGAAGGAGTTCCGTCTCCTGGTTGTACAGCTCCTCGCTGATGTCACCGCCGTTGTACTGCTTCTGCAGGTCGGCCAGCTGCTTGTTGTAGTCCTGCTGGATGGCCAGATCGGCTTTCAGCCTCTCCTTGAGCTTGTCCCCGCTGCCGGCGCCGGCCAGCTCGATCTCGAACCCCATCCTGGCTGTCTGATTACCCTCGTCGAGGGTCGCCCCAAACGCCCGAGCTTTGGCCGCATCCTCGTTCGCCTGCTTGAGTTTCTGCAAACGGTCAAGCTCGGCGGCCAGACCCCTAAGCCGCTCTTGCTGCTGAGCGTTGATGCCAACCAGCTTGCCCGACTCAATTTCAAACTGGAGCTTGGCGACTTCAGTTGCCTTCTGACGGGCATCGGCACTGGTGTTGATCAGTGCGATTTGTCGCTGATAGTCGGTAATCGCATCAGCCCCGCGCTTGCGGGTGGCTGCTTCAGCGTTACTTGCCGCAGTCTCAGCCCGCTTAGCCTCCTCTCTACGTTTCTTCTCTGCGTCCGCCGCCGCCTCGCTCGCATCCAAGTTCTTGGCCTTGGCTATCAACAGCTCAGCCTCACCATCCTTGAGGCCTGTGATGAGGCCGGCACCGATCCGGGCCGATAGCTTGTCAGCGTTCGTTTTCTTTCCGGAGAGCAGGATTTGCTCGTCCAGGTTCTTAGCTAGATCCCGGTAAGCTTTCGACTGCTCGACCACAGGCCCTGCAGAGAGGATCCCATTAAGCACGTTGATCTGGTCGCCGTAGGCCTCCACCTTTTGACGGGCGGTGTCCAGCTCGCCTTGGGCGGCGATCAGGGCCTCGTTCCATTCCCGCTGCCGCGCATCGTTTGGATGGTCGCGCAGCAGGCGCTGGTACATGTTGACGGCGCTTTCCGCGTCGATGGCTCGCAGCTGCGCGTCAAGCAGCTCCTTGTTGATTTCTTGCAGCGCCGCGGCGGCCTGGTTCTTGGTGAACCCATCGAACGACTGGCCAAGCGAATCGACCTTGGTCGTCAGGGTTGAGGCCGTTTCGTCAGCGTCGTCGCCGCTGAGCGCGAAGTACGCAAGCGCGCTGGCTGCCAGCAGCACAACCCCTGTCGGCCCGCCCAGCAACGCCATAGCTGCAGAGGCGCCCCGGGCGGCAACACCGACACTGACTATCCCAGCGGCAGCTGCCGGCGCCACGCCTGCCATCCTGGCCAGGGCGAGCTGGTAGCGGACTGCTTCCACCTGACCGGCTGCGAACGCCAGCGAAGTGCCGACAACGCTGGCCGCCAGGCGGGTCGCCAGAATCACGGCCAGTGCCGATGCTGCCTGCGCGGTCAGTGTGATGGCGGTTTTCGCCTCGGACGAAGAGAGCGCCGAGTTCAGCGCCTCGACTGCCTTCTTCGCCGTGTCCAAGCTGCCTTCACCTGTGAGCAGGCCAGAAACGGTGTTGCGCAACCCCTCGACGGCGCCGCCGAACGTATCCCGGGCGGCAGCCGCCGCGCCGCTGTACGACTCCTCGAGAGAATCGAGAATGATCCCTTGAGCGCTGGCAACATCACCGGTGGACTCGAAGGCCTCAGCCAGCTTCTTCTGTTCCTCAGTGAAACGGAATCCCTGCTTGCTGAGCGAGGTCAGCCCCTTCGACGGAACGTCCAGTGCACGGCCGATGGTCTCTGCCGCCTGCTGCACCGTCATGCCGGTACGCGCCGCCATGTCAGCAGCAGCCTGCAGGGCGCGAGTAAATTGATTGCCCACGACGCCGGTGAAAGCCAGCAGCGCGGTTTGCGCCTGGTTGATATCGCCACCGGAGAAGGTAGTTGCCTTCTCCATGGCGTCGGCCATGTCGTTGAGCTGGTCGCGGTTGAAACCGGCTGCGGCGCCAGTGGAGCGAAGGACAGCCGCCAACTGCGCCTGCTCCTTCTCTGCCGCCTGGGTTTCGGCGATGAAAGCCGTGAAGATCGCGCCGACCGACAGCCCCGCGATGGCTCCGCCGACAACCTCGCCCAGCGCTTCCCAAGCCAGGGCAGCAACGTCAGCAGACTCGGCGATCGCCTTCCCCGACTTGCGGGCGGAAGCCTCAGCCTTGTCCATCGGCCCTGTGAAACCGCCAATGCGAGCGATCAGATCGAGCGTGAGAGTTCCGAGAGTTGAAGCCATTGGCTACCCCAGCCTGTTCATGGTGTTGGATGGCTCAGCCCCAGCTGGCCATCGCTTCCTCCAAGGTCAGTTCAGGCTCCGACTCATGCGGCATGAAGTCGTAGATCTTGTACTTGGCCTTGTCCGAGTGCGTGTTGGCGTACAGAGTCGCTAGCAGCGCGAAGCCACGCTCGATGCGCATCCCCCAGTTGAGAGAGCCGCGCTTGTTGCGGTACGCCGCCCACCGCCTGAACTCTGGAAGGCTCACTCGCTCTCGGCATTCGGCGATGGTGCAACCGAGGGTGATGGCGAGCTCGTGCTCGAGCTCGTCGAACTCGGTGAGCTCTGGGTCTTTCCCGGGTTGTTGACCTCGCCGATGGCCGACAGCAGCGCCACGGTCAGGTTTCCGTCCAGTGCTCCACGGGCAGGATCAGCCTCACCCGTGATGTCGCCAATCTTGAAGATCGGCTGGCCGGCCTCATCGCAGATGCAGGAGGCGATACGTCCCGCCACGCCGTCATGCTTGCCTGCAACGGCGATCAGATCGCTGACAGCCGACTGGTAGCCGAGCAAACGGACGTACACAGTCGCGGTGAATTCCTGCGTGCCTTGCTTCCAGGTGATGGTCTTCTCGACCGGGGCGCCAGTGAAAGCGCCCACTTCCTGGAGATTCTGAATGCTGAGTTTCATGGCCTACCCTTATGCAGTCTTGCGAATCCAGGCGGACCCGCCCGAGCGCTGGATGGTTGCCGCAGTGGTCACAACGGCGTTCGCGGCGAAGTCGAACGGGAAGTCCGCTACATACCCGTCGAACAGGAACCAGGTGCGCGAAGTCGGCAGGATGAAGTCGGGCGCCTCATTGAGCGAAGCGGTCGCTGCCGCACCGCTACCTGCGCCACCACTGAGCGACACGGACGGCACGCTGGTATAGCCGCTGCCCGGGTTCGTGATGGTGATCGAAGCCACCTCATCACCATCGAGTACGGCCACCGCAGTTGCGCCGGTGCCACCGCCGCCGGTGATGGTCACGGTCGGGGCGGTGGTATAGCCGCTGCCGCCGCTGGTGACTTGGATCTCATCCACGCTTCCGGCAACCGACACCCCAGGCAACGCTTTACCATCCGACCAGCCCACCACCCAATGAATGGTTTCGATATCGTCGTCTTCGGAGAGCTCGTGCAAGCGAATGTGCGAGGCATTGCGCGGGTCGGCGTTGAGGGTCATCGAAGCCTGACCAGGGGTGCGCAGGCCGCGAAGGTAGGTTCGCACACGCTGGCTCAGACAGGTGGTTTCGATCTGGTCGGCGGGGTTGCCGCCCGGGTTGAACGCGGTAGCGCACTCGATCTCCATCACCGTGAAAAGGGATGGGTTGCCAGCAGCCGGTACCAGCGCGAAGATCTGAGTGCCTTGGGTAAGGATTGCCATGGGTTTCTCCATGTAGTGGGCAAAAAAAAGCCCGCACGCGGCGGGCCTGGAACGGCGGAAACCTCAGCGCTGGACTATCCAGTCCACGTCGAAGCTGGTTCGGTAATTCTTGGTGGTTGGGTCGCGGGCCTCCCCACCCCATCGGGCGACATTGGCCTGCAGTTCGATGGCGTCACGAATGGCGTCACGCACTGCGCGAACGGATGTGCCAGTGACCCCATACACATCGACCTGCAGCGTCACCCCGTCAGCATCCGGCCGGCCAGCCAGGTAGTTCTCCGGATTGCCATTGACGATCTGCCATACCGCATATGGCTTCGCCACATTCTCCGGCGCCTCGCCAAACGAGTAGAGCCGAAGATTCGCGCCAGATCCGAGCAGCGCGGTGACGGCTGTGGCTTGTGAGCAAAGCTGGAAAATTGGTGGTGTCATGAGGATGCAGCCTTTTTCGCAGCGCGCCGGATGGCGCGGTCTATCGCCTTTCCATACTCAGTGACGAAAGTATTGGTGACCTCGCTGATACTGTTGGCCAAGGCCGTACGCATGAACGGGTCAGCAGACATGTTCTCGGTACCGAACTCAATCAGCCGCCAGTGCGGCGTCGGGGAGTTCGGACTGAGGTCACCGCCATCCTTAAGCACGGCACCGTGCAGAACGCCAACCCGGAAACCAAGGTTTCCTGTCTGCTTGAACAGCCTCCCGTTCCAGCGAAGCGCGATGTTGTCAGCGATCGAGCGACCTGTCTCCTTGTCGTCGATTCGCTCGGCGCCCTCCTTCGCCTTCTGCACCACCACCTGTGCGGCCCTGCGCAGCGCGGCCCGCCCCCCCTTGCGGCGAACGTCATAGCTCAGCGAGTCCAGCTTGCCCAGCAGCATATCCAAGCCGGTGATGCTGAACTCGACGCCGTCAGCCATCTTTCACTCCTTTCGAAACGAGGATGGTCAGGTACTCCTGGCCGGACTTGTCGTCCTCCAGGGGTGGGCCTTCAATGCTGTAGATTTGTCCGCGATGGATAATTCGCATGGTGGACAGAACATCAGGCCGGTATCGAATCAAAACCCTGGCCGTGGCTTCCGACTGAGCTGCCTGGGCAGCGATGAGGTCTTTCGCGGAAAGAGGCTCAACCGAGGCCCAGGTATTCGCGAATGCCTGCCAATCCGGCTCACCAAACTCACCGGTGGCTGGATCGCGGACCGCGCTGAAGTGCTGTATCTCGATCGGGTGTCGGAGAGTGCCGGCTTTCATAGAGCCACCTCGTCTGGAGGCCCCCTCCAATCACGGGAGGACCAAAGCAATGAATCGACGGCCATCGGCAGCTCTGTTGCGATGGTTCCTGTGACGATCGCCTCGCGGTTCGCATAGGAGTGGCCGATCAGCAGAAGAAGCGCGGCTTTAAAGCTAGCAGGGAAATCGGCCGCATCGAGCAGCTTTGGGTTATCGCAGTACCACAGCGCCCAGGCCAGAGCAGACTCCGCGTAAAGCTCAATCAAAGCGTCTTCAGCTGAATGATCGACACGCAGGTGCTGCTTGATCGTTTCGATCGGAAGAAGCTCAAGCGCTGTGACGGTCATTTTTTCTTGCCCGCCTTCTGCTCAGGCTCAGGCTCAGGCTCAGGCTCAGGCTCAGGCTCAGGCTCAGGCTCAGGCTCAGGCTCAGGCTCAGGCAAATGCTCGGGGTCGAGCACTTCCTCGGCAAGCCCCATCCCGATCAGAGCTTCTGCATACTCGTCCAACACGGTACGGGTTTCGTGCTGGTCGAAGTTACCGGCGTGGTAGTGCGAGAACTGACGCAGTGCGCGAATTTTCTTCATGATCATAGCGGGGCAGTTTCCTGCCCCGGCCCTTTGGCTGGATTATGGGGTTGGGACGGTGAAGGTGCCCTTGATGATCGCGCTGGTACGGTAATGGGCCAGGGCCAGGCGCTCTTCGCACAGGATGGTCAGCATGTTCTTCACGAAGTTGTCACGGTCTTCGCGGCTGATCTCGACAGTGGCATCCATGCGATCCCAGACTTGGGACGCCAGGTCGAAGCCGCCGACCGTGAAAGTGCCGAGTGCTTGTGCCTTGGTGGCCACGACCGGCAGCCCCCACATGACCTTCGCGGCGAACGCCGCCGGACCGCCGAAGATGTAACGGCCTTCCGCATCCTTCAGCAGCGCGATTGCATGCCAGTCGCGCGGGTTCAGGATGATGCCCGACGCTTCGAATTCCGATTCGCTGGTCTGGAAGATGGCGTGAGCGATCTGGTCAGCACGGGTGTCGCCGGTGGCGTTCAGTGCGGTGTCGTAGGCGGTGGCGACTTTGTTCAACCCGGTGAGGTTGTCACCGGTGCCATCGCCATTCAGCAGTTGCCCTTCTTCAACCAGGGCCAGGCCGAACAGTAAGCGGTTGTTCACGTAGGACTCGAGCATCGGCGCATCGTCCATCACCTGGCGGGATGCCTGGATCCAGTGAGCGATGGTTTTGACGTTCGCCGTTTCCTTGGTGAAGGTCAGGTTGGACTCAGGTTTCAGGTTTCCTTCAGCCACCGGCGCGGCACTGTTGGTAAATACGTTCTCACGAACGTATTCCAGCGAGTTCGAGCTGATACGCCCTTGAGCGAGCAGGTCTCGGATGGTCAGACGGCGGAGGCCTGGCATCAAGATGCCTGGGTTCACCTGCGGCTGGATCAGCGCTCCGGCAGAAGCAGCACCGCTGCCCAGCTGTTTGTCGAAGCTCTTTACATCCACCTTGCCCGAGGACTTACCATCCCAGGACTTTTTCAGGTCTTCAGCCGTCTGGGCCGCGAAGCTTTTCTTGGTGGACGGATCATCGACGGCGCCGCCTGCCAGCTTTTGCTCGATATCGAACAACCGCGTGCCGGCGGTCTTGAGCTCGTCCTGAACGGTGGTCAGGTCGCTCTGGAGCTTCTTGCTGACCTCGCCATTCTGTTGGATCTCGGTTTTCTGGGCGTCGAACAGCTCCTGCATGCGGGTCTGCGCAGTCTCGATCGCCTTCTGGATTTGGGCCAGTTCGGACATGGGTGAATCCTCGGTTCAGATTTGGGGGAAGGTTTTCAGGCGCTCCAAGAGCGCGGCGATTTCAGTGGGGTCGCCGCTTTCGGACTCGCTCCGAACCGCGGACTTGATGCGGGCTATAAACGCCTGCGCTTCGGACTTGGAAAGGCCGGCGGATTCCCTCAGCCAGCTCTCCGCATCGCGGATGCTTTCAATGGTGTCCATGCTCTTGAGCGTGGAAACGGTGGCCGCTTCGTTGGCCGGGAAGGTGCACACGCTGATTTCCGTCAGGCGCGATACCTTGCGGAAGGAGAAACCGGTGGCGATCGTGGACATATCGCCCTTGGCGATACTGCACCCGACCGACATACCCCCTACGGTCCCATGCATCATTGCGGCCTTAAGGGCTTCGGACTGAGGGTTTCCGGGCGTCAGCTCGCCTCGAACGTGAAGACCGTGACTGTCTTCTGAGAGGTCGAGCCACTTACCCACCGGGATCTCGTCGCGTTGGTGGTTGAAGAACATGGCCACAGCGCGGCTCTGACTTTTAAGCGCATCCGCGAAGGCGCCGGCCTCAATGACGTCGCCGTCGCTGTCGACCACGCCGAAAACACTGGCATAGCCTTCGAACACGCCCTGGGCACCGCCGTTGGCGAATTTGATTGCGGCCTGATCGAAGGCCAAGGTTTTGCAAACGCTGGGCATTTGCTGCCTCCAGAATGATCAAGCCCCGCTGGATGAGGGGCCTGGGTTGCCGAGTTGAGTGATGGGTATGTTTTGGGACTGCACGGTGGCCTCGTCCCCGCCAGGTAAGGGCGGCATGTTGTCCAGCCGGCGCAACTCGTTGCGAGTACGCAGCCCCTTGTCGGCCATCACGCCCATGAAGTTGGCGCGGGCCGTAGAGTCGCCGCGGAGTAGCCCATCGATGTTGTGCTCAGCATGGAAGCGACCGAGTTCGCCGGGCTTCAATAACCAGCGCTCGATCGCGTATTCCCAGCGGTTGAGGTATGGCGATAGGGTGTACTGCAAAAAACCCAGGTTCTGCTGCTCGATACCCGATCCCCAGCTTGTGGACTTTTCCACATCTCCCACCAGATGTGGCGGCACACCGAAGAATCGAGCCAGCTCGCTGACCTGAAACTTGCGAGCCGCCATCGTCTCCGCATCCTGGGGGCTTACCCCGATGGCCTGGGTGGTGAATCCACCTTCCAGAATCCACAGCCGCTTCTTGACAGGGCCGCCGGAAATCTCCTTGAAGTTCTCTTCCACCTGGGCGCGCTGTTCCTTGTTGAGCACCTTCCCTTCGCCAGTCATTAGCAGTTGCGGCGACTTGGCACCGTTGGCATAGAAGTCCCGCTGCTGATCCTCCATCGCCACCGCGACCCCAGCTGTCTTCGCCGCGAAAGCGATAGGCGACAGGCCGACCAGCCCGTTGAACCCGAAACCTTTCAGGTGGAAGATTTCCGCGGGCTTGAAGTCTGCGTACTCGCTGTCTCGGCGGTATCGGTACACCACGCGCTTACCTTCAAGGCGAACATCCATGTTCACCGACATCAGGGGCATCATGCTGATCACATCCCCGACGCTGTTGCGCTCAATCAGGGCATAAGCGTTGCCGTAGTAGCAGAGCTGCATGGTCATCGCTTCGCGGAACTCGACAGCAGTCATGTACTGATTTGGGCTGTAGCGCAGCAGACGGGCCAGCGGGTTGTCGATGCCGACTTTTCTCCGGTCATCACCGGTAGTCTCGAAAACATCCAGCGGCAGGCCGGCCGTGACGGTGGAAATCAGGCGGACGCAGGCGAACACCGTGGAGATCTGCAAAGATCGCTCGTCGCTCACAACCGAATCGCCCACTACCCCAGAGGCGGACACTGGCCCGGTCTGCGAACCCTTCTCCGGCGAGACCAGGCGGCCGCCGACAAAGAAGCTCGCCATGCGCGCCCAGAAGGGACTGCGCGTGCGCAGATCAATGCTGTAGTCGGTGTCTGCCATTACATGCTCATCGGTCTGGAGAGGAAGTCGTCGACAGAGCCTTGGGTATCCGCGTTCGCGAGCACCCGGCCTATCGTCATGATCAGCGCTACGGCGCCATCGATCTTGTTGTCGTCGCCCTGCTTGATCGGGCGCACCACGTCATCGTTGCCCGGCAGGTTCTTGCCGATAACGTTGCCAATACACCAGGTCATGATCGGATTGCCGTCGTGATGGAACCTGCCCGCCTCGATTGCGGCCTCCAGCTCCTTCATGCCGTCGGACATGTTGGTGTAGTTCTGGGTGATGGTGATCGGGTTGAACCCCTCGTCGTCCAGGTCATGGCTCAGGCCCGTGGCGCCGTGGGGATCGATCGGGCATTCCCTGATCGGTGCCAGCTTGTTGGCTTCCTTGGTGTCCTCGAGGATTTCGCGGTAGTCCACCTCGGCGCCAGGTGTGGCGGTCAAGTGGCCGGTATTGACCCAGGCCTGGAAGCGCTCGGCCATGCGCTTGTTGTCCACGTCGTTCGCGGTGTCCTCGGGAACCCAGAACGCCGGAGCCACGCTGTAGTAATGGACCTTCCCATCGATTTCTCGCCAGAACAGCCTGGCCCTGGAGTTCATGTCGAGCTTTCGCGCTAGGTCGAACCCTGCCATCCACTCTTGCCCCTCGAACTGCTCAAGCGTGAGCGTCTTGTCCTCGCAGGCCTTCCAGCTTTCCATGTTGAAGAAGCCGGATTTGGCACTTACCCACAGGTTCAAGTGCTTGGTCTTGAACGTGTTGGTGAAGCGTGCCGAGCGGATCGCCCTGGCCAGCTGGCTCTCCAAATACTCCTGAAACACGGACACGCCCATGCAAGGGTTGGCCTTGGCCAGGTTCTTCGGATCTGTCCAGTCATCGCCCTCGTCCAGGGTCCAGATGTAGCCGAACAGCTCGTCGTCCGGCACGGTGCAGTTGAGCATCTCGATGACCTGGCGGCGCTTGTCGTAGCACGGCCCCTCGATGTTCGCGCCGGCCGTGGTGATGATGAACATCAACGGCTGGCGGCGAGCACCCATGCCGGTGAGCATCGTGTCGTACTGGGCCGCGCTGTCGTGCTCATGGTATTCGTCGATGATCGCGCAGGACGGCGACGCACCATCACCCGGGTTGCCGATCAGCGGCTCGAAGCGGCTGCCGTTCGACGGGATGTTCAAGTTCGAGGCGTTGACCTCGATACCAGCTGCCTCGATCAGCATGGGCGACCGGCTGACCATCAGCCTTGCAGGCCGGAATACCTCCCAAGCCTGCTTCTCGGTGGTCGCTCCGGAGTAGACCTCGGCGCCGAACTCGTTGTCGGCGGTGAACATGCTGATGCCGACGCCAGCGGCGATCACCGATTTGCCGTTCTTGCGCGGCACCTCCCAATAGCTCTCGCGGAATCGCCGGTACCCGCCCTTCTTCCGAACCCAGCCGAAGGTGCAGGCTAGGCCGAAGAGTTGCCAGGGCTCCAGGGTGATCAGCTGTCGCTTGAACGCCCATTCGCCCTTGGTGTGGGGCAGCAGCTGCATGAGGCGCAGCTTCTTCTCGGCCTTGGCCGGGTCGAACTTGTACGGGTAATCCTTCGATCGGCTGGCCGCTACGTCATCGAAGTGCCGCTCAATCGCCTGGTGGATGAAGCGGCAAGCGGGAAACTTTCCTTTGAGGACGGACTTTGCCCACGCCATCGCCTTGTCGACGTTGGTGTACTTGGCTCTGGCCATCAGGAACTCAGTAGGGCTGCGAACTCGTTGGTGGATTTCTGCTTGTTGCCGCCGATGATCCGTGTGCGGCTGGCCGGGTCCAAGCCCAGCATCGAACCGAATGTCACGATCTGACGCATTGCTTCGTTTGCAGCAGTAAGGGCTGGGTTTTTCATCGGGCTGCCCTGCGAAGACTCGACCACCGGGCCGAACTGGTCGACCGCCTCCTGGGCCATTCGCCAGTTGCTGTAGGCGGTGCAGAACGCCTCAACGTTGTGCAGGTCAGTCAGCGCGATGACGTTCTCGCGCAGCAGCTCGGGTACCAACATTTTCCACATCGTGGCCGCACGCTCGCTCAGCCAGTCCGGCGGATCCACATTGGTGATGGTGGCGAACTGCGGCTCGGCCTTGTTCAAGGCCCGTTTTCCGGGGTTGCCGGCTAGCTCTTTCTTGGCCGTCGGCTTGGGTTTGCGACCACGGCCGGCGACCTTGGCGGTGCCTCCCATCGCGCAACTCCTGAATTTTTAATTTCGCGGGTGTAAAAAAACGATTGAGGGCGCGGTGTCCGAGCGAAAGGGCCTGAACTTTTGACCCTCCCCCTCCCTGCAAACGCGATTTCGTCTCATTTGCGCCGTTTTCGATCATTTTTTGATCGTTCTCGACTCCTGCTGCGTCTTGGCCTTGTGGCAATCGCGGTTGATCGCCCGCAGGTTGTGGTCATCGTCGGTGCCGCCGTGGGCCAGGGCCACAATGTGGTCAACCTCATGCGCTTCGCGGATGCGGCCGAGCCGGGTGCAGTCGTCACACCGACAGAGGTACTGATCTCGCTTCAGGATTCGCTCACGCTTGCGACGCCACGGTCGACCGCCACGGCCTGACCCCTTACGTGTCGCCCAGGCCTTGGCCTGCTCGGCAGCCAGATCGGCATGACCATCGCAGTAGCCATTTCCGTTCCGGTGCAGTGCTCTGCACCCTGATGCCCGGCACGGGCGCTGAGGTCTCATCGGCATGGAGCACCACTCAGGTAAGTCTGGGCCGGCGCATCAGGATCGCCACCACCTTCATCCGCCAAGGCCTCGATCAGTGCCAGGCTCTGGGTTGAGATCTGCTCGAGCAGGACGGTCTGCGTCTGCTGCTGGTCCAGGATCTGCTGGAGCAAAGAGATTGCTTGCTCGTTCACGGGCCACCTTCATCCACTTGTTGATCCACTCGCGCCGCGCGGCGCACCCACTGCAGGCCATCACTCAGTCCTGCGCATGTTGAGTTGCTGCGCGATATCGGCGGCACGCTCACGCACTTCCAGCACCTGGCCGTCGAACGTGTGGACGATTGCGCAGATGCCGTGCCACTGCGAGCTGGTTCCGGCCTCCTGCACACGGGCAATGGCGGTCGGGGCCAGATAGTGCTGGCGGCGGTTGACGTCAGTCAGCGCGATCATCGGGTCACCCTTGCGCTTTGCGAGACAGGAAAAGGTCGGAGTAGCCGCGAAGCTTCTCCACCCCCATGAATCCGACCATGCCGCCGGCGAAGGTGGCCATGCCTTGTGGCAGCCCCATCCATTCGAGAAGCGGCACCAGGGCCAGGGTGATGAGGCCGCACAGGGCGCCCTCCAAGAACATCTGCCGACGGGTGCCACCGCCATACACCACCCGGAGGACAGCGATCGCAACGGACAGGCCAGCGGCATACAACTGCGGCTGATGGGCAAGCACCCAGGCAATCAGGGCGGCCCACAGGCCGGGATCTTTCTCTGGCATATGGGCCATCTCGATTCCTCCCGTTGCGGGGAGCACAAATGAAAAGGCCCGCCATAGTAGCGAACCTTGGGAAGCATGCTGATCGCACACGAAAAAGGTAACTCTAGGCGTATCTTTATCCTTTACGAACTATGCGCCTAGAGGTATAATTTCCACATCAACCACGCAAGGAGACGGAGGTGCAAAGCAGGCAGTTGATCAAGGAGCTTGAAGCAGCTGGATGGGTTCTAAAACGTGTCACCGGAAGCCACCACATCTTCAAACACCCCAACAACCCAAACTCGATACCAGTGCCACACCCCAAGAAGGATCTACCGATCGGCACGGTAAAGAGCATCAAGGAACGAGCCGGGTTGAAATAACCCGGCTTCACCCTTTGCACCTCTGTAGGAGACGAACATGCAATACCCAATCTGCATCGAGTGGGGCGACGAGAACACCGCCACCGGCATTCAGATCCCCGATATTCCAGGCGCTGTTACCGCGGGCGACACCTTCGAGGAGGCCTATTCCTCTGCCGTCGAGGTCGCCCATATCATGCTGGAAGAGATCGCCAGTAACGGCCAGGCCATCCCGATGCCAACCAGCGCCGCGGCCCACCGGGACAATCCCGACTTCGCTGACATGGGCTGGGGCATGCTGGAGATCGACATTACGCCGTACCTGGGCAAGACCGAGAAGGTCAACGTTACCCTGCCGGGGTTCGTGATCCAACAGATTGACCGATATGTGCGAGACCACAACGTGAAGAGTCGGTCGTCTTTCCTGGCTGACGCGGCCATGGAGAAACTGGGTCGCTGAAACGCAAAAGCCCCGGCATGGGCCGAGGCTGAATAAAACCCGGCCTTGCGACCGGGTATTCCGAACTAGCCAACATAGACTGCTACGGCTATGCAAAAGCTCGGAATTCGATGTTCTCACGAAGACTTTAGGTATGTCACCACACTTAGAAAGAGCGGCTACCACTCGATGAGTGAGCCCGGTGACACACACCGCAGGATTATCAACGTAAAAAAGCCCGCACTAGGCGGGCAAGAGGAGGGAAGCAGTCAAATTCGGTGGCTGTAGAACAGTGAGTAGGACTCAATGCCGTCGTTCGGTTGCTTGATGCCAGCGTTGGAGTAGTGAATCGCCCGAATGCCGACCTTCTGCGCCTCGCCGATCTTCAAGCCAGCCCCGATGCGGTCCTCAAAGTTAAAGGCGGAGCCAAAGTCTTGGTCGCCTGCGGATGTGCCCGAGAACACGGCCAACCCGATGCCCGCCTCAATGAATGGCTTCACATTACCGCTGCCGAACTCGTAAACGAAAACTGGGGCGAAGGACAGTGAGTGGGCTCCACCAGAAGCGTCTCCGGCTTCCCAATAGGTGTAGCCAACATCCCAGTAACCAGTAAGCCGGCCAGTGCTGGTTTCGAACCAGCTCTTATCCCAATTGAAACCGATTGCAGCCCGGGCTGTTAATCCACCCTGACTGGTGGCGCCGATGGCACCGGACAGATCTGCAGCCTGCACACCGGTAGCTAACAGAGAGAGCGCTACAGCAGCGAGAATTATTTTCATGATAACGGAAGCCCAATAGTTATTTGTTAGCAAGCTATCAGAATCAGATTGCCACCAAATCGTTCCGCTTTCAAAAAGAATTTTGCCGCTCAAAAAGAAACCCCGACTCCAGTGACCGGGATTCCTAGGTGTCGCGTTGCTTGCAAGCTGGACACGCTGCTATGAAAACAGGCGTTTATCCGGCCGGAAAGGAATTTCTCATGCCGCTTCTCAAATTGCTCCAAAGGCATAACGCAAAAGCCCCGGCTGTGATGGCCAGGGCTTTTTGCCTCAATCCCGTTTACGCGCAGGGATCTGAGGATGGTTGGCAATTTCGCTCATTCGCTCACCATTGTCAACCACTTCAATCGATCAGTTGCTCCCTCTCAAGAATCTCGGTCACATGGATGACGGCGCCCTCCTCCAACTCCTCCAGGCACTTGTGGATACCTCGGCGCCATCGGGTGCGGGTTGAATCGGGCCGAGCATCCACATCCCAGGTGTTCATGTCGTAGAACTCGTCAGGGAGCACTGCCACATCGGTGGAGCGCTTACCTTGCTTGCCCTTCATCTTCGGGATGAACCACACGGTGGTGGCCTTGTAGATGAACAGGGCCGGTGCCGGCGAACTGATCCGGGGAATGCTGCGGGCGATTGCACTGACACGGTTAGCCTTGTGCGTCGAGAACTTGCCCACCAACACATCCCAGTGCTTAGGGCTAAGCTCGCGGTGCAGCAGGGCGTGCAAGATGCAGTCATAGTCGAACTGATCGCGAGCCGACAGCAAAGCTCGAAACCCACCGGTTCGAGGACCAGAGTCGATCAACTTCTGCCAACTCTGCCGGGTCGCGTTGCTGGTGCTGTCCGCCGCCAGCACCCTGACGATCGCTGCCATTACACCCTGGTAAACCATCGGTTCGAAGTCAGCCAGCATTCGGCGCGGCATCCCCGCAGTAACGTTGCTCATTGTGCGGCACTCCATACGTTCAGTATTTCGCCGGGGAGCTGGTCTGCTCGCGCCTCGATTGAGATGGCTCTGGCCCAAGATCTGTAAGCCTGGGCGGGAGATCCACCAGCGCCAGCCCATGGGTGCTGCTCCGACATGCACCACCAGGTTCCGTTGGCCCGCCAGATCCTCACCTTTGGCAGACGGCCGGTGAAACCGACTTTGTGGGATGCCAGCCAGACCTCAACGGCCGGCCAGATGATCGCCTGTTCTTCCGTGCAGAACCGTGTGGTGCCGCCATTGGCACGCTCCCCCAGACCCCACTCTTCGTTCGCGACCCATAGGACGAATCCGGTGGGTATGTGGCGAAGCGTGTGGCCCTTGGTGACCCATCCCCAGTCGCCTGGGTATTCCCGCAGCGAGGCGGCAATGCGTTCTGCTTCAGGGTATTGCTTCACATTGACCAGCTGCGCCCCTAGCGGAAGCACGGCAGACCCTTCGGCGACGACTGGCTGATACCCTGCCTGCTCATGCACAGGCGCCAGCACCCGAGCAATCAACTTGAGCGGATTCATTTCGCCACCTGCGATGCCATGCGGGCCTCAGCAATTCGAACAAAGCCCAGGAACTGGTCAGCCGGCATTGCCTCCTTGATCACGTCGAGGATGACCCGATCCATGTGCTGCTGGGTGTGCGCCTTGGCCTCCTTGCGCAACTGGCCGCACCGGTACAGCAGCCGGGTGCGGTCATGGTTGATGTGCTTGAGGGCGGCCTTGGCCCGGTTGTACCAGCTGCGGTCGTATGGGCGCCCCTGAACAGCGCCCTCTTGTGCCTGGCTCAGCGCCAGCTCCAGGCGGATTGCGTCACTCACCAGCTGCTCGTGCAGGGCTTCGCAGGCCTCAAGGGTTTCCGGCAGCTCGCGGGGACCCACAAGGCGTGGGTGCTCTTCTGCGAGTTTCGGAGCATTGCCAGTGGCAACAGGCTGCTCGGCGCCAGCACGCTTGGTGACGGTTACCGAGAGGACCGGAGTTGCAGGTTTGCCAGCGCCAGCGCGTGGCCACAGATCAGATAGCTTCATACTGGGTTCCTTTGGTGCGGTGACGGCCGGCAAATGTCCTGCCCATCTCAACTTCTTCGTTGCTCGGCTGATACCCGACCAGCTCGGCAAACCTGTGGTAGGCGCCCTGGTGCTGCACGCGGCAGATACCTGTTTCGCCATGGCGGTTCTTGTCCACAATCAACTCAGTGACGCCCGATTGCCCCTCTTCTGACTCAGGGTCGCGGTGGACCAGCACCACCACGTCGGCGTCGGCCTCGATCTGGCCAGAGTCGCGCAGGTCGCTCTTAGTGGGGCGCTTGTTTGCGCGGTTGCTGGGGCCCCGGTTCAACTGAGCCAGCACCATGACCGGCACGCCCAGTTCCTTGGCCAGCCGCTTGATCGACTTGCTGATATCGGTGACCTGCTCGTACCGGCTAGCCGACTTACTCTCGCCGTTGACCAGACCGATGTAATCCAGCGTGACAGAGCCAAGGCCGTGCTCGCGCTTAACCGTCCGGCAGATCTGCCGGATGTCCCGCATCGTCAGAGCAGCGTCATCGCAGAAGATCAGGGGGGCACCATTGAGCCGATTAACCGCGGCCGTCAGGCCAGGCCAATCGCTGTCAGCCATCGAATGGCCCTCGGTGATGTGCTTGAGCTGCACACTGCCGACAGAAGCCAGGGAGCGGTTCGTAAGCTCCACATCCGTCATCTCAAGGCTGAACACCAAGGACGTGGACTTGGCCACCAGCGCAACCCGCTCAGCGATCCCCAAACCCAGGGTGGTTTTGCCGCTCCCTGGGGCGCCAGCAATGACGACCATGTGCCCTGGGCAAATGCCTGGGATGAACTTGTCGAGGGATGGCAGCCCGGTGTCGAACCCGAGCACCACCTCGCGGTTGAACCTCCGGTCAACCCCGTCGATCGCTTCGGGCAGGATCTCGCCCACGAAGCGGTACCGCTTGCGGGAATCTAGGCCCTCTGCCTCAAGCGCGATCCAGGCCTGCTGACCCTGCGCCAGAACCTCGTCCAGTGGCTCGCCATCCTTCAGCCGCTCCGACATGATGTGGGCGGCGGCTATCACCCGGCGGGCAACTGAGCGCTGCTTCACGATCCTGGCGTACTCGGTGAAGTTCGCCACGCTTGGCGTGTTGTGAGCGATGTGAGCAGCCACTGCCAACGTGCCACGACCGTCTAACAAGGCCGGGCGGGCGTCGGACAGAGTTACCACGTCGATCTGCCGGCCCTTCGCTTTGAGCGCCAGCAGCAGCTCGAACAGCTCCGCGCAGTCGGCCTGGTAGAAATCCCCGACCTCAAGCTTCACGTCGTCAATGAGCGCTGGCTGATGGATCATGGCGCCGATGAGGGCGTGCTCCGACTCAGGGCTGTGCAACCGTGACACATCCTTTGTGCAAGCCACATAATCTTGGTTGATCATGCTACCCCTCCAACACGCGCCGACGACCAGGTGAATGGCGCCAGCAGGCCGCCGTTCTCGCGTAGGCGGTCCATGGCCCGCGGCCCGATGTAGGCCGGCAGCTGCTCGCGGCCCTGGTTGCTGATCAGGATCGTAGGGCGCACAAGCTGGTAGCGGCGGTCGATCACCTCATGCAGCAGGCTGGGCATGAAGTCCTTACCCGGGCGGGGCGTGTGCATCCCCACCTCGTCGATCACCAGCAGGTCGACTGCAGCCAGTTCGGCCAGAAGGTCGGACTTCGAAGGCCCGGCGTTGCTACGGAAGCTGTCTGTTACTGCCTGCATGATCGCCTCGGCGGTGACAATCAGCCCCCGTGCACCGTAGCGCTGTACGACGTGCTGCAGGATGGCGCATGCAAGGTGGGTTTTGCCGTTCCCAACCTCACCCAGCAGCATCAGGGCGCGGCCAGCTCGGTAGTGCTCCTCAAAATCCTCGGCATAGCGCCGGCAAATAGTCTGGGCGCGGACCTTGGCCGATTCGGCGTTAGTGATGAAGCTGTCGAACGTGCACCCACGGAAGCGCGGCGTGATGCCGGTGGCGAACAGGTCACGGTTGAGCTCGTCGGCTTCCTTTTCGGCATACGCAGCGTCCCGCACGCCCACCTCGCACTGGAGGTTCAGGGATTCCCAGCGGCAACGCGGACACTCGGTAGCCTTCCATCCGCCATCAAACTGCTCAACCTGCTTCGTTTCGTACTGGCCATGCCCAGGCACCTCGCATTTAGCAACGCCGGTGGCGCGCTCGCCTGGGGCTGGCCTGAATTTAGATGAGGTCATCAGGGTACATCTCCTGGTGGTGGGCAGGTACTTGCAGAACTGCGCTGCGCGGGCCGGTTGCTGGAGCACTCCAGGCATCCTGCTTGAGTCGGTTTACAAGCCATTCCGTCTTGAACCCCTGCCAGCCTGCGGTCATGGCTTCAGCCAGGGCCTTGTCCGAATTGATACCAGCTTGACGGCACTTCTCCAGTTCGCTCAGCACGGTGTTCCAGATCGTCGTATTGAGCGGGCCCTTCTTCTTCCTGAACTGGAAGTAGTCACGGGCGGTTTGCTCCGTCAGATCTTCTGGTGCCAGTTCAAGCATCTGCTCAACCGTGAAACCGTCATTTCCCCTCTTACGGTTCTTTGATGGTTCACCTTTGGGTTCTATTACGGTTCTGGGGGCATCTGGTGCCGGGGTGTCCGGCGTCTGGTGCCGGGGTGAGGGGCACGTGGTGCCGGGGTCCCCGGCATCTGGTGCAGGGGGGCATTTAATGCCGGGGGCATAAGATGCCGGGGTTACAACGTAGTATGTCGACCTCCCAGCACGCTCTTTCGCCACCAGCAAGCCGACGCTTTCCAACCAACGGATCGCGTTGCGCACGGCCCGTTCTTTCAGGCAGGTGCGCTCGCAGATCCTTGCAATGGAAGGCCAGCACACACCGTCATCGTTGGCGTTGTCGGCCAGGGAGATCAGCACCGACTTCTGGGCGGCGCTCATTTCCAGCGGCCAGCAGGCGGTCATCAGGATGGTGCTCACAGATCAAGCTCCTCGGTGACGCGGCGCACGAAGGCGTCGTAGCTCTCGGCCATCTCGAAACCGTTGTCTTCCATCGCCTGGCGTCCGGCCTTGGCCAGTTCGTACAGCGTCCAGCGCTCGCGCTCTGGAAAGCCTTTGAACTGGCTGCAGGAAGGCCAGGGGCCGGTGATGATCGACGCGCCAGCGCGCTGCTGGAGCGCCTGGGCA